AACAATTCTTTACAGGACTTACAGTAGGTATTATTATTGAAAATATTACTTACCTCCGGTTTAACAGAAGCAAGCAAATCATCTCCGTATACAAGAGGTAATACATAGTCGAAAAAATATCGATCAGCATTCCTCTCATCAGAATACCAAGCATACATCAGCATCAAAACTCCTCTCAAGGAGTTATCTTCTGCAGTTGCATACTTACCAGATGGTTGCATGCCGGGTTTAGTGAATATGTCGTTACACAAAGACAAAGTAGGAAATAATCCATCAGACAACAAACCTCTGCACAAATTCTGAGCAGTAGCATTGTATCCAAAGTGGGTCAAAACATTAACAACAACAGAACTGGCACAAAGGCCAATCTCAATAGGATTGTTAACGTCAAAACCTGAGTAGTCTCCCTCCATAATATTCGGGGAAAAATTATTTAGGGTGTTGACCAAATCATTACTTTGAGTATGCATATTGATTCCAACTGCCGTACAGAAAATGTCTCCATGTTCTACCATACAGGTATAAAAAGGGGAAAGCATTTGTCTACATTCAATAAGATTGGACAAAGGGGACATATAAAACAAGCGAGTAGCTCCAGATCTACATTTTTCTATCAAACGGGGTTCATCTTTCAATTGAACAGAATAGATAGGCATAATAGTAGAACCGTTTAAATAAGTCTTATAATGCGACAGCATTTCTTTCTTAATCTCATCAGTTGGTTCACGAACTATCGTTTCTTCTACCAAAGGTAAATAATTAGATTTAGATCCAACATAACCGAAACCAGCAGAAGTGTTAGCATTAATACGAGATATAAAATCATCGTTATCAACACCATTGATAGCATCAAGCAAAGTCAAGGGAGCTAAAGATTTAAGACCTCTATCAGATAAACCACAAATAATGCGATCAGTAAATTCTTTCACACATCTTTTCATAATTTTATCATTCAATACGGGAGCCTCATGATTCATTTTGCGTAAAGCGAGATTATAAGGAGAAATATATTCTCCATCGCGAGAAAATGGTTTCATAACTGGAGCTCCATATTCTTCTTTAGGTACAAAATCAAATGTATCTTTGAAGAAATGTTCCAAATTATCAGAAATGATACTAGGAACAAGAGCAGATTTTTTATTCATAAGAATAGGTCCAGGAGTTCTACCAAAATAAGTCAATTTGGGCAAGAACTCATGAGAGAACACAGACTTAGCAATAGGATTCAATAAAGAACCTAAATCGCCTTCAGAATGAATAGTCATTAAGACATTATCACTTAAAATTTTTATACCATGTTCAATCATAGACTGATTAATGGGAGAAGCGAAGCTATCTAACATTCCTTCCGCACCTGCAGAATGAATACCAATAATAGCCCAATTCTTAGCATATGTATTACCAACAATTGGCAAACCACACATACCAGGTCCATGTTCTATCTTATAAGTCAAATACTCATCAAGAACCATTTTTCCTG